GAATTACTTAAACAAGTTAGGGAAATGCTAAATGATGAAGAAATCGAAAGCAGCTAAGAAGGTCGCTAAGGTCATGACTGAGTATGGCAAGGGTGAATTACACTCTGGCAAAGGTGGTCCTGTAGTCAAGTCTCAGAAACAAGCCGTGGCTATTGCGCTTTCGGAAGCTGGCAAGTCATTACCTAAGCGTGGTCAACGTACTGCTAAGAACAAGGCTAAGAAATGAAAACCGGACTCTATGCAAATATTGCAGCAAAGAAAAAACGCATTGCCGAAGGTAGCGGAGAGAAGATGCGTAAGGTAGGTTCTAAAGGTGCTCCAACTAAGGCTGACTTTGTGGCTGCTGCTAAAACTGCTAAACCTGCTAAAAAGGGGAAAAAATGAAAGGCATGAAATCTTGTCCAAAATGCAAGGGTGGTGAATGCAAGGGTGGTAAGAATTGCATGATGGAAGATAAAGAGGAAAAGAACGGCAAGAAGGGTGGCAAGATTGAGATTGAGATTTCATTGCCTATGCGCGGTTCTCGTACTGCCAAGAATAAAGCTAAGAAGAAATAATGGCTGCGGCATGGACTAAGAAGGCTGGCAAGAACCCTAAAGGTGGGCTTAACGAGAAAGGTCGTAAGTCTTATGAGGCTGCTAATCCCGGCTCTGACTTAAAGGCTCCTGTTAAAAGTGGCGATAACCCACGTAGGGCGTCTTTCTTGGCTAGGATGGGTAACATGGCTGGTCCTGAGCGTAAACCTGATGGTGAGCCTACTAGACTGCTTCTAAGCCTACAGGCATGGGGAGCTAGTTCAAAGGCTGACGCTAAGAAGAAGGCTGCTGCAATATCCGCTAGAAATAAGAAGAAATGATTCCAAAGACGTTAAATCTAGGCTCCGGCAAAGACTGGCAAGATTCGTACTTTAATGCTGACATATTGCTTAGAGTTAATCCTGACTGGTGGTGCGATATATCTAAGGTAGAGTTTGGCACTACTATCGACAGTCCTAGATTTGGCAAGGTAGAGATAACTAAGGGAATGTTTAAAACAATCGTCGCAAATGACGTTTTAGAGCATATACCTGATTTAGTGGCTGCAATGACTAACTGTAAGGACTTGCTAGAGGTAGGCGGTGAGTTTCACATTAGCGTACCGTATGAGTTAAGTTTAGGTGCATGGCAAGACCCTACCCACGTTAGAGCGTTTAACGAGAATAGCTGGCTGTACTATACCGAGTGGCATTGGTACTTAGGATGGCAGGATAGATTTAACCTATCGTCAATGGAGTTTAAGCTGTCAGAGTTTGGTCAGGAATTGATGGACAAAAACATTCCCGATCAGGAAATTATGCGTACTCCTAGAGCAGTAGATTCTATGAAGGTGATCCTTTGCAAGCAATCGTAATCGCTACGGTCGGTAGCCCAAGCATTCACGTTCTATTGGAGAGCATTAATCAATATGCAAGAGAATTGCCAGTTTACGTTAGTGCAAATAGTCTGGAGTTGTGGGGACAAGTTAGAGGCAGACTTAAAAACAATCGAGTCGTGTTCAGACCAAATACTGCTACCAATTTCGGAGATGCGTATAATGCAATTGTCTCTTATGCCTTCTCTACAGGGCATTACGATTCACTAATCATTGCTAATGACGATGTAGTATTGACTCCCGATACTATTGAAAAGATGCAAGCTGATTATAAGCACGTCAGTAAGTCATTTAAGGTTGGATTCTTAGGTGCAAGATCAGATTACGTACTACCAGCACAGAATATACGAGTAGCTGAGGAAGATGACGTATTCTCAGCGTTAAAGTGGGAGAGCGAGTTACATATCAAGATGACTGATGTCATTGCTCCTATTTTCGCAGCTATCAGCAAAGAAGCATGGGATGTAGCACAATTCCCTAGCACTAATTGGTATTCAGACAATATAATATGTCATGACTTAGGCAAAGCAGGGTATTTTCACTTTGTTAGTCGTGGATACGTTCATCATGCAGGATCGCAGACGGTTGGAAACGACTTTGCTAAGTGCCATGAAGAACCAAGAGAGTGGATAAAGACTAACAGACCGGATATGTACGAGGTTTTCTATGGCAGGGATTCTTGATTGGATTGACCAGAATTTAGGTACTAGACTTGGATTATTGGTTAATGATCCTAGCGCAGCAATGCAGCAAATGAATCAGCAAGCTGGTGCTTACAATCAAGCGTCATTATTGGCTACTCAGGCAGATCGTAATGCGCTACGAGGATTGCCAGTAACTCCAGAACAGGCTCAAGCAAAGCAGTATGTAGATAAGAAATTAGAAGATGTAGGAAGTGGTTTTGCAGGTACGTTTATTGGTAAAAATGCAAAATTGTGGGATAAATTGGCTGAACAAAGATTTTTGCAATTAGAAAAAGCTGGGGTGACTCCTGAGCAAATATGGAAAGAAACAGGAACATTTAGAGGATTAGATAATAAATTACGTCAAGAATTTAGTGATAAAAATGCAATTCCTGCATATACTCATTTAGAGGAATCAGGAACTAATAGACTTGCAGAAAAAGCAATAAATAATCCGTTATATGAAGCAAACTATCCTCACTTGTCTAAAGTTAGCCAATTAGGTTTAAGACAAAATCCGCAATCTGGCTCTTTTGAGTGGTCATATTTTGATAATCCTCAACATGGAGGTGGGTTTCTTGTTGCAAAGGCTCCAAACCTAAATGAATTAAAAGGTGTAGGTGTCCATGAAATGCAGCATGGGATACAAAAGCTAGAAGGATTCTCTGGAGGTACAAATTTACAGCAGGTAAAAATGTATGAGATTCCACAGGTTTACTTAAATAGAGCAAATAAATTGATGGATGAAGCCGATAAACTAAACGCACAAGATAAATTGGCTGAAGCAAGTAAAAAGATGTCAGAAAGAAATAAGATATTGAATCAGGGCAAATATGCTGTATATGCTAGAAATGCAGGAGAAGCAGAAGCTAGGACGGCTCAAAACAGAATGAACTTAACGGATGCAGAGCGCAGAGCAATGTTCCCGCTTAACAGAGGTCAATACGGATTAGACGTAAATCCTAGAAAGATTACAGGGTTACTGAATTAAGCATGACATCCAGAGGATAATGCAAAAATGGAAACAGATTACACCAGTAAAATAGACGAAGATACACGCGCTGCTAATCTTACTAACATGGGTAAGGGCAGACCTAAAGGCGCGGTTAATAAGAGCACAGCCGTAGTAAGAGAGGCTATTGCTAATCTACTAGAGCGCAATGCTCCTAACATGGACAGATGGCTTAATGAGGTAGCTCAAGACGATCCTTATAAGGCACTTGATCTAATGAATAAGCTAAGTGAGTACCATATACCTAAGCTGGCTAGGACTGAGATAAGTGGCGTTGATGGTGCTCCTCAGCAGCACGTGGTTACATGGCAGAAATAATATTTTGAATATTTTTTAAATTAATATTATAATATTCATCAGGAGGATATGATGGATAGAAAACAAAGAGTTGTGTTGGTTGATGGCATTGAGAAGCATCATTGCGGTAAATGCAAAGAATATAAATTACCTGAATTGTTTTATAAGAATTCAAAATCAATTACTGGTAGACAAACATATTGCAAGGTTTGTGTTAAAGAATATGCTTCTGGTGAAGAATGGATAGCGTGGCGCAAAGAGCGTTATTACAGGAATCCAGCAAGAACAATATGGATCGAGGCAAGAAATAGGGCTAGATCACAGAATCTGCCATTTGACATTGATCCAGAAGATTGCCAAATACCTGAGTTTTGTCCTGTTCTTGGAATAAGTCTTACAGCAAAAGGAAAAGGAACTAAAAGCGATTCAACTCCAACGCTTGATAAAGTTAATCCAAGTAAAGGTTACGTAAAAGGTAATGTAAATATTATTTCTTGGAAAGCAAATAGGTTGAAATCAAATTGCTCTGATCCTGAAGTATTTGAGTCTATAGCGTCATACATACGGAAAAACTCTATATCGCATGACTGAGATCATTATTCCATACTCTCCTAGAGAGCAGCAAATAGTCCTGCATGAGGCATTAGACAACAATAGATTTGTTGTTGGGGTTATGCACAGGAGGTTCGGGAAAACTGTGGCTGCTATTAACCACATCATAAAACGAGCTATAGAGTGCCAGCTAGAAGAACCTAGATTTGCTTATGTAGCTCCAACGTATACACAAGCCAAGAGGATTGCTTTTGATTACTTGGTTAAATATACCAGACCGCTAGGCGCAACAGTCAACATATCCGAACTGAGGGTGGACTTTTGGGGTAGGCGTATATCGCTTCATGGGGCAGATAACGCAGACTCACTCAGAGGAACTTACTATGACGGAGTGGTTTTAGACGAGGTTGGGGATATGAACCCTAAAGTCTGGAACGAAGTGCTTAGACCTGCATTGGCTGATCGATTGGGATGGGCTTTGTTTATTGGCACTCCTAAAGGAAACAACCACTTTAAAGAGTTCAAAGAGAGAGCCGAAAAGTCAGAAGATTGGGCTTTGGTTGAGTTCAAAGCTAGTGAAACAAACATTATCCCAGAGAAAGAACTTTGGTCTGCTCGCAAAGAGATGGGAGAGGACAAGTATCAGCAAGAATTTGAGTGCAGCTTTTCAAGTCCAATTGAAGGTAGCTATTATGGGCAGATTATCAACGATCTTGAGGCGAAGAACCGGATCACCACTATCGAGCCTGATGACTTATGTAAGTCTTATGTTGCTTGGGATTTGGGGATTAGCGATTCTACTTCTCTGTGGGTTGCTCAGGTGGTTGGAAAAGAAGTACGTCTCATTGATTTTACGGAGAACCACGGTGTCGGTCTGGACTGGTATGTACGCTGGCTCAAAGATAACGGCTACGAAGGCTACACGCAGTTCTTGCCTCATGACGTCGAAGTAAGAGAGTTAGGCACAGGAAAGAGCCGTAAAGAGGTTTTGCAGGAAGCAGGACTCGATATAACTGTAGCTCCTAGATTGTCGGTTGCAGATGGCATACAAGCCGTTAGAAGGCTATTACCGCAATGTTGGTTCGATCATAAGACTAAGCAAGGTCTAGATGCTTTAAGAAACTACCGTAGAGAGTACAACGAGCGCCAGCAAGTGTTCTACGACAAGCCGCTACATGACTGGTCTAGCCATGCAGCAGACGCTTTCAGGTACTTAGCGATAAGCCTTGACCAAGACGAGACTTCATGGCAGTCAGATTTGCCCATTAACACTAAATGGATTGTATAATTGCGAAAATCCTAAGAGGAACGCATTATGATGGATGAAGGCAAAGTAAAAGGCATTATCGAGAATGAGATTGATAATAGCATTGGCTATCTTGATACCGAGACTACCGAGGATCGTAAGCGAGCCTTAGAGTATTACCTAAGATATCCCTACGGTAATGAGCAAGAAGGTCGCAGCCAGATCGTAACTGGTGAGGTAGCTGAGGCTATCGATGGTGCATTGCCACAGTTAATGCGTGTATTTACGACTACCGAAGATATTGTCTACTTTGAGCCTCGCGGTCCACAAGACGAGGAGTCAGCTAGACAGGCTACCGACTACTGTAATTGGGCTTTCTATCGTGACAATGATGGGATGCTTATTCTCCACAACTGGTTTAAAGACGCCCTGCTGCAAAAAGTTGGCGTAGTTAAGTCATATTGGGATCAGTCTACAGACGTAACGAAGGAAGAATACGAGAATCTATCAGAGGATGAACTGGCTTTATTGCTATCGGATCAGACTCTAAAAGTTACCAAACAGAAAATAGAATATACGGAAATGTCGGACATGATGGGTAATGTCATACAGATTCCTAAGTTTGAAGTTCAGGTACAGCGCATTAAAGAGACAGGTCAGGTGCGTATTGAGAATGTGCCTCCTGAAGAATTCCTTATCAGCAAGTCAGCCAAGACTATTGACCAAGCTAGTTTCGTAGCGCATCGTCGCTTAATGACTCGTTCAGAGTTAATTGCCATTGGCTACGATCAGGACGTAGTTGACGAATTACCAACTTATAATGATCTTGAGTTCAATGCAGAACGTATTGCAAGGTTCCCAAATGGCGAGCAACCGGATCAAAATACCTCTCTAGACTTCTCTATGCAGGTGCTAGAGGTATACGAGTGCTATATCCGTATTGATGAAGATGATGACGGTATCGCTGAATTGAGGCGTATTGTCTATTGCGGCTCTGAGATATTGGAAGATGAGGAAACAGACTATGTTCCATTCCACTCTATCTGTCCTATACCTGTACCGCATAAGTTCTTTGGGCAAAGTCTGGCAGATCGGACGATGGATATTCAGCTACAGAAGTCCACGATAACTCGTCAGAGCTTAGATAATCTGTATCTGACTAACAACAATCGAGTTGGTGCGGTAGATGGTCAGGTCAACATGGATGACTTGCTCAATGCTACTCCGGGTGGAATTATCCGTATCAAGAATCCTAATGCTCTGGTTCCGTTAACGGTTCAGAGTACGTTCGGTCAAGCAATGCCGATGTTGGAATACTTAGATGCAGTTCAGGCTAAGAGAACAGGCGTTAGCGATGCACAGCAAGGACTTGATCCAGACATTCTGAACAATGTTACGGCTACTGCTGTGGCTGCAATGATGAAGTCTAATAGTGGCAAGCTAGAGTTAATCGCTCGTATCTTTGCTGAGACAGGCGTAAAGAGTCTGTTTAGAGGCATCTTGCACTTATTGGGCAAGTATCAGGACAAGCCTAGAATCGTTCGTATGCGTGGTAAGTACGTCACATTTGATCCTAGAACATGGGCTAACGAGTACGATATTAGCGTTAATGTTGGTCTAGGTTCAGGTGACAGAGATCAGAAATTAGCTATGTTGCAGATGGTTCTAGCGAAACAAGAGCAGATCATCCAGCAATATGGTCCATCTAATCCATTGGTATCTGTGGCTCAGTACCGCAATACACTAGCTAAGTTCATTGAGTCAGCAGGTTTCAAAGATGCTAACGAGTTTATGAATGAGATCACACCGGAACAGAATGCGGCATTGTCTCAGCCACAGCCTCCTACACCGGACGCACAGGCACAGATTGCTGAGATGTTGGCAAAGGTGGAAACAGAAAAGATACAGGCAAAAGCTCAAATCGATGCGGCTAAACTTGACCTGCAGAGACAGACACTCGAAGCCGAATATACGAGCAAGGGCATAGAGCTTCAGATGAAGAACCAGAACGATGCTAATGATCTGCGTATCAGAGAAGCTGAGTTAGCAGTTAAGCAATTGCAGACTATACTGGCTATGGACTTGGCTGACGAGGATACGAAGAACAAGCAAGCTGAGTTAACACTCAAGGCTTTACGTGAACTAGGCTCTCTGACTAAGGCTATGCAATGAAGAAATCAGACTGGGCTAATAACTTACTGAGAGACGATTACTTCATAGAGATGATGGAAGAACTCAGAGGTATGGAGATAGCTAAGTTCTTAAATAGCGATTACAGCGATGTAGAGGTACGTGAAGAAGCGTATATACGTCTTAGAGTCCTAGAGTCTATTGATAATTACATTCAAGGACTGGCAGATCAAAAGATTATTGATGAAAAAAAGTTAAAGATTTTGTAGTCCGAATCGTCCGGTTGGCGATATAATTAAGGAAACATAAATGAGCGATACTCAGAACACGACACCCGAGGGTAGTGGTGAGTTAACGGTAGAAGGTGC